CTTTGAGGATAACCCAAAGATTATTCAACGTAAACACATTACATTATGGACAAAAATCCATCCGGATGATTTGTCCTTAAAAAAGGATGAGGTTATGACTAAAGTTCAAGAGATTAAGGAAAAAATCCCTAATGAATTGATACTTAAAAAACTTCCATCTGATACTGTAACAATGATGCAAATTAAGAATCAAATTAGAAAAATGATTTCTGAAGGAATCAAAATTGATATGGTATTATTAGACTACATTGATTGTGTAGTACCTGATAAAAACTTGGGGGATGAATGGAAATCTGAAGGGTCTGTGATGAGAGGTTTTGAATCTATGTGTCACGAACTTGACTTGGTAGGGTGGACAGCAACTCAGGGTAATAGAAGTTCAATATCGTCAGATGTTGTAACAACTGACCAAATGGGGGGTTCTATTAAGAAAGCTCAAGTAGGTCACGTAATTATTTCCGTGGCAAAATCTCTACAACAAAAAGAAATGAAATTAGCAACGATAGCAATAACTAAATCCCGTATTGGTGATGATGGTGTTGTGTTCGAGAATTGTAAATTTGATAACGGTATGTTGGAGATTGATACTGAAAGTTCAGTAACATTCTTAGGTTTAGAAGAACAAACCGAAGAAAGAAATAGACAGAGAATCAAGGACTTGTTAGACAAGAGAAAAGAAAAAAACCAACAACAAATTAATTAATATGAAAGAAAAAATATTAGAACCAAACAATGACAGATTCGTTATCTTCCCTATCGAACATAACGACATATGGGAATTTTATAAACAACATCAAGCAGCTTTTTGGACGGCAGAAGAAGTAGATTTATCTAATGATATTAGAGATTGGGAAAACCTGTCGGATAATGAAAGATTTTTCCTTAAAAACATATTGGCGTTCTTCGCAGCGTCTGATGGTATAGTGAATGAAAACTTAGCTGAGAATTTCTTAAAAGAGGTTCAATATGCTGAAGCAAAGTTCTTTTACGGATTCCAAATTATGATGGAGAACATTCACTCTTTAATGTATTCATTATTGATTGACACATATGTGTCTGATGAGACAGAGAAAGACGAATGTTTCCACGCAATTGATAGATTACCTGCGGTTCAAAAGAAAGCTAAATGGGCTCTTGATTGGATTGAAAACTCTTCTTTTCAAGAAAGATTAGTCGCTTTTGCTGCGGTGGAAGGAATCTTTTTTTCAGGTTCATTCTGTTCAATCTTTTGGATGAAATCAAGAGGTATTATGCAAGGATTATGTAATGCTAATTCATTAATCTTTAAAGATGAGAACTTACATTGTGATTTTGCTATCCATTTGATTAATAATCACGTTGAGAACAAACCAACGGAGAAAAGAATTAAAGAAATCTTACTATCTGCGTTAGAAATTGAAAAAGAATTTATTACAGAATCATTACCAGTATCTTTAATTGGTATGAACTCAAACTTGATGAAACAATATCTTGAATTTGTTACTGATGGTTTATTAGTTAAATTTGGTTGTAAAAAACAATTTAACGTAGAACAACCATTTAAGTTTATGGAACAAATTGCTGTTGAGACTAAAGGAAACTTTTTTGAATCAAGAACTATGGAGTATCAAAAAGCTAAATTGGGCGAGTCATTAACATTTACAGACGATTTTTAATATGATGTCATTAAAGATAAGAAAAAGAGGGGGGGACGAAGTTTCGTTCAACCCCCAAAAAATTTATAATAGAGTTAAACGAGCGGCAAGAGGATTAAATGTAAATGCTGATGAGGTGTTCATTAAGGTGATTACATCAGTTCCAACAGAGGGTGTTATTACAACCAAAGAGTTGGATAAGTTAGTTTATGAGATTGCTGCAGCATATACCGGAAGTCATCACGACTACTCAAGATTAGCATCATCTGTTGCTATTTCTGCGTATCATAAAGAAACTGATGAAAGTTTCTGTAACACAATGCACACATTACACGTTGACGGTATTATTAACGATAAGTTAATGGAAACTATCGAACAATATGGTCCTGAAAATATTGATTCTGTAATTAATCACGAGAATGATTACAATTTTGATTATTTTGCGTGGAAATCATTACAAGAAATGTATTTGTTAAAAAATCCTGAAGGTAGAGTAATTGAAAGACCTCAACATATGTATATGAGAGTGGCTTTATGGGTTACTAAATCATTTGAACAAGCGGTTGAGTATTATCAATCATTATCAAATCAAGTTATATCTCCTGCGACACCGATTATGATTAACGCGGGAACTAAAACTCCTCAACTAGCGTCTTGTGTATTGAAATACAATCACGGGGATTCAAGAGAAGGTTTGTTACAAACATTAAATGATATTTCAACTTATTCATCTGATGCTGCTGGTATTGGATTATGTATGTCTAACATTCGTAGTAAAGAAAGTCGTATTAACTCATCAGGTGGGTTTGCGGGTGGTTTATTGAAATACCTTAAAATTGTTAATGAATCATTACGTTTCTTTAATCAACAAGGAAGAAGACCGGGTAGTGCAGCTATCTACATTGAACCTTGGCATAAAGACATCATTGATTTACTTGAAATTAAAAAGAACACAGGGGCTGAAGAGTTAAGAGCTAAAGATTTATTTACATCAGTTTGGTTACCAGACAACTTTATGGAAGCGGTTAAGAATAATTCTGATTGGTATTTGTTCTGCCCTAACGACATTAAAAAGGCGGGTATCAAACCATTACAGGAAACTTATGGTGATGAGTATGAATCAAACTACAACAAAGCAGTTGAACTTGGTCTTGGTAAAAAAGTGAAAGCCCAAACAATTTGGAATAAAATTATTGAATCTCAGGTTGAAACCGGAGTTCCTTACTTATGTTCTAAAGATAGTGCGAATAGAAAAACTAACCATCAAAACATTGGGGTGATTAAACAATCTAACTTATGTAATGAGATTTACCAATATACTGATGAGAATACTACAGCAATCTGTACATTATCATCTATGGTATTGAAAAACTTTATTGTTAAAGGTGAGTTTGATTTCAAATTACTTTATAGTGAAGTTAGAAAGGTTGTTAGAGCACTTAACAAAGTTGTTGACATCAATAGTTATTCAACCGAACAAGGTAGAAAAGGTGGTTTAGAACAAAGAGCAATTGCAATTGGAACTCAAGGTCTTGCTGACGTATTTTTCTTAATGGATTATATCTTTACATCTGAAGAGGCAAAACAATTAAACAAAGAAATTTTTGAAACAATCTACTTCGCGGCAATCACCGAAAGTATGGAATTATGTAAATCAGGTGAATACAAACCATATGAATTCTTCAAAGGGTCACCAATGTCAAAAGGTATATTCCAATTTGATATGTGGGGATTAGATTACGAAGGATTAGGAAGAATGTGGGATTGGGACTCACTTAAGTTAGAAGTATCCAATCACGGGGTTTGTAATTCGTTATTCACGGCTCAGATGCCAGTTGCGTCTTCTGCTAAGATTACAGGTTCATTTGAAATGACAGAACCGGCTCACTCGGCATTATTTAATCGTCGTGTAGTTGGGGGAGAAATTTTAATTGTTAATAAATACTTAATTAGTGATTTTGAGAAAATAGGTATTTGGTCTGAAGATTTGAAAAATGAAATCATTATGAATGAAGGGTCAATTCAAAATATTAACTTTAATAATTATCTTGACCAAGAAGATAAGAATTACAATAAAAAAGTTAAAAGAATTGAACATTTAATTCCAAAATACAAAACAATTTGGGAGATATCTCAAAGAGAACTTATTGATATGGCAGCCGATAGAGCACCATTCATTGACCAATCACAATCAATGAATATCTATATGTCTAACCCAACATTATCAAAGATTTCGTCATCACACTTCCATTCTTGGGGTAAAGGATTGAAAACTCTTTGTTATTATGTTAGAACAAAGGCGATATCAACCGGAGCTAAACACTTAGCGGTTGATATCTCAAAAGTTGGTCAATCAAAACCGATTGAAAAACCAACAGTTGATTTAACACAAAAACCAACAGATACGGAATTTGAATGTTTCGGATGTGGTTCTTAATAAGAATATAAATCACGACTTTGGTCGTGATTTTTTATTTTGGGGGTATTTATAAAAAATAGTGACGACACTATATTTATAGTTATGGCAGATGGAACAACATACGGTTTAACTTTTCCTTTCAGAGATTCTTTTGAGGGGAAATATTTAGATTTATCAAACACAACGGAAAAAGAAATTAGAAATAATTTAATACATCTTTTGTTAACAAGAAAAGGTACAAGATATTATTTACCGGATTTTGGAACAAGATTATATGAATTTCTTTTCGACCCATTAGACGCACCTACGTTTTCACAAATAGAATCTGAAATACGTGATGCTGTTGACCTATATATGCCAAATTTAAAACTTACAAGTATTAATATAACTGCGGCGTCAGATGGTCAAGAGGATAAAGGGTCTTATATTAATGGTGAAAATGATAGAGTTTTTAGAGTACCTGGTATTGCTCAATTAGAACATACCGCTAAAGTTAGAATTGATTATGTTATTACAGATGACGTATTTAATTCTAGTGATTTTGTAATAATTAATATATAATATTATGGCTAATAAAAAGATTTCATATACAACTAGAGATTTCCAATCAATAAGAACGGAACTTATAAATTTTACTAAAACTTATTATCCTGAAACTGTTCAGAATTTTAATGACGCGTCAGTATTCTCGGTTTTATTAGACCTTAATGCTGCGGTAACAGATAACTTACAATTTAATATTGATAGAAGTATCCAAGAAACAGTATTACAATATGCTCAACAAAGGTCATCAGTATTTAACATTGCAAAAACTTATGGATTAAAAATACCGGGAATGAGACCATCAGTTTCTTTAGTTGACTTTTCAATCACAGTACCGGCTTATGGTGATAAAGAAGATTTAAGTTATTGTGGGGTATTGAGAAGAGGTTCTCAATTTAATGGAGCAGGACAAGTTTTTGAAACAGTATATGAAATTGATTTCGCGTCACCGATTAATTCTGAAGGATTTCCAAATAGATTAAAAATACCAAATTTTGATTCAAATAATAAGTTATTAAATTACACTATAACTAAGAGAGAAACTGTTGTTAACGGGTTGACTAAAGTATTTAAAAAAGTTGTTACACCAAACGATGTTAAACCTTTTTATGAATTGTTTTTACCTGAAAAAAATGTATTAGGTATTACCGGAGTTTTATTAAAAGACGGGACACAATATAGTAATGTACCTTCATCTCAAGAATTTTTAGGTACTGATAATAAATGGTATGAGGTTCAAGCATTAGCGGAAGACCGAGTATTTGTGGAAGACCCGACAAAAGTATCGGATAGTCCCGGTATTAAAGTTGGAAAATACGTACAGACAAGTAATAAATTTATTTCGGAATTCACACCTGAAGGGTTTTTAAAAATGACATTTGGCGGGGGTAATCAATCTGCAGATGAACAATTAAGAGAATTCGCGGCAAATGGTTTTATGTTAAATTTAAACAAATACTCAAATAATTTAGGGTTAGGCAGTACGTTGAAAGCAAATACAACACTATTTGTTCAATATAGAGTTGGTGGTGGTACAGGAAGTAACTTAGGTGTTAATACTATTACTCAAGTAGGTACAATATCATTTTTTGTTAATGGTCCTTCTGAGAGTATGAATACGACAGTAGTTAACTCATTAAGATGTACAAACGTTGTGGCAGCGATAGGTGGAGCTGACTTCCCAACAACGGAAGAAGTAAGAAATTTAGTTTCTTATAATTTTTCTTCTCAAAATAGAGCGGTTACGGTTAATGACTATGAGTCAATTATTAGAACGATGCCGTCTCAATATGGAGCTCCCGCAAAAGTTTCAATTACAGAAAACAACAATAAAATCATTGTACAGATGTTATCGTATGATGAATCCGGAGCATTAACAGAGGTTGTTTCAAACACTTTAAAAAATAATGTTGCAAATTACTTATCCAATTATCGAATGATAAATGATTACGTTTCAGTTCAAAGTGCTAACGTAATTGATTTAAGTGTAAATGTGGATGTTGTTTTGGATAACTCTCAAAATCAAGGAACTGTTATATCTCAATTAATAACGGTGGTTTCTGATTATTTTAGTCCGTCAAATAGACAAATGGGTCAAAACGTTAACGTTTCAGATTTAAAAAGATTATTACAAAATGAAAATGGGGTTATAACTATATCTGACGTACAATTCTTTAATAACGTTGGTGGTCAATATTCATCATCTCAAACGTCACAAAGATATTCTGACCCAACAACAAGACAAATTGAATTAATTGATGAAACCATTTATGCGGAACCAACCCAAAGTTATCAAATTAGATATTCTAACAAAGATATTAATATTAGAGTTAAAAATCTTAAAACAGTTAATTTCTCATAATAATTTATTTTAAATAATAATGAATTATCTTTTAAAAATAGTGTATAAACTATTTATTAAAAAAGATAACATATGTCAAATTCTTATAGAATAAGAACTAAAGTCGGTGTAGACACCTCATTAAAGGTGATGATTGACCAAGAGTTCGAGTATTTAGAAATTCTATCCTTAAAAATCCTTCAAAGTGATATCTACACACGTCAATGTGCCGATTATGGTGTTGTTGTGGGTAGAGTTAGTGTAAACAATGGTTTTGGTCTTCCAAACGCTAAAGTATCAATCTTTATTCCTTTAGATGCGGTTGATAAAGAAGACCCTGTTACCTCAAATATATATCCATACACTAATTTGTATGATGTTAATGATGATGGGTATAGATATAATCTATTACCTTATAAACCTTCTTATAGTGCTCACGTACCGACCGGTACTTTTTTTACTCGTAGAGATGTGTTATTAAGTCCCGTTCTTGGTGACATTTATGATAAGTACTACAAATATAACGCTGTTACCAATTCTAGTGGTGATTATATGATTTTTGGGGTTCCTGTTGGTTCTCATACAATTGTGGTAGATATTGATTTGTCTGATATTGGTGAATTTTCATTATCTCCTCAAGATTTAATTAGAATGGGTGTTGCAACTGAAAATCAAGTTGATGGGACCAAATTTAGGTCCTCAACCAACTTAGGCGAATTACCTCAAATAGTTAGTATTAAAAGAACTATTGAAATAGAACCATTATGGGGACAACCTGAGATATGTAATTTAGGTATCACTAGAACGGATTTTGATTTAACAGGAGAGGCAAATATTGATATACGACCTACGGCTATTTTTATGGGGTCGATGATTTCAGATTCTGATAGTAACGCAATTAAATCAAGTAGTGGTGGTAAACCAACAAGAAGTTCTGGTTTTTTATGTAATGTAACAACAGGTCCGGGTGAAATATTGGCAATTAGACAAACAATACAGGAAGATTCTATTGGGAGACCTATTTTGGAATCATATGGTTTAGAAGGTGGAGGAACAATTATTGATGAAAATGGGACTTGGATGGTAGATGTCCCAATGAATTTGGATTATTACATAACTAATGAATTTGGGGAGCAGGTGTTATCTCCTGACCCAGAAAAAGGGATTCCGACAAAAGGTAAGTATAGATTTAAAATTAAATGGGCTCAATCTCCATCGGCCTCGGCATCAACTAAAAGAGCCAATTATTTAGTTCCAAATATTAAAGATTGGGTTGATACTGACTCACAACTCCAACAAAAATCATACGCGTTTAGTCTTGATTGGGATGATTATGGAGATGATACTAGTTATCCGGAAATGATACAAGAAGCTATTGATTGTAAAGATAGATTTTATATGATGCAATATAATAAAGTTTATACTGTTTCACAATTTATTGATGAATATAGAAGAGGTTCATATCAAAGATTTACAGGTATTAAAAACATATTAGATGATGTGTGTGAAAGTGGAAATAACCGATATCCAACAAATGACGGTTATTTTAGGTTTGATTTCTTTTATGTGTTATTTTCATTTTTAAGTATAATATTAACACCAATATTTTATGCGATAATACTTCTTTTACATATTGTTTATTTTATTGTGTGGGTATTAAGATTATTTTTCTTATTTCTATCAATTTATTATTTTATAGTTTCTATACAGCATTTTGCGGCGTCTATTGGGGTTGGTTTTGGTGTTGTTACCATTCCGGGTAATCTACTATTAGGGGCGACTTACTTATTGTTTGCAGCGTTGTGTGTTTATATTCTTCTTCAATTAATGAAAATTAATTTAAGTGGTATTGCGGTACCTATATTAACGTACCCTGATTGTAATATGTGTGATTGTAAACAAGGAGATGCTGTTAGTGAAAATCCGGATGAAGATAATGGTGATAAAGATTTAAGTTCGGGTAATGAAGATATTGTTCCTTGTCCAACAATATCTCGAGATGAGTTATCAAAATCAGCGCTTAGTATAAGTAACCCTATTTTATTAGTATCTACGTTAAGTCCTTGGAAAATGCCAAAAACCGGAACTACTGTTTATAATGGTACACCATACTCATATCCTTTAGGTTCAGCAAGACGATTAGCACTTACTTATGAATTTACGGGTAGATATTTTGATGGGGAAACAGGAAATCCTGGATATGGGGTTCCATATCCTGCTGTTGAACAAGGTCTTCCTTCATATACTTGGATAACAACAGGACTACCGATAGCCGATAGAATTAATTTATTTAATGTTAAGGCGAAATATTTTGATGGAGGGCCAAATAATCCTGGTGGCAGTGTAAATAGAGTTAGAGTAACCTATCAACCACAAAGTAACCCCGGAAAGAAACATTATGATAATACTATTGTAATTCTTTGTGATAAGGCGACACTTAAAAAATATGTTTCAGGTCAAATGATTGCGTTTCAAAATCCATCATATAGTAAAGACCCTAATATTAATAGTCCAATTCTTAATTATGCGGGTAATTATGCAATTACGGGAACAACTGGTTTGGTTCCTCCATTAACAGGGACTACATCTACGGGAGCAATAACAGTGCCGGTATCTTATGCTAGTTTTGACGGTAATTCAACTGTTTCAGGGCCTAATTCGACTTATAATATTACTCTTACAGGTAATACTAAGTATAGTGAAATTTATCGATTTCCAACAGATGTTGAGTATTTCCAAGTAATCACTGGAATGACGTATAGTGCATTTACCTCAATGTGTAGTACTACACCAATTGCCGGTTCATTAAATGAAAGATATATTAGGAATGTAACAACATTTTATAATACTAAATATAATAATGACCTTGATAATGGGACGACTGACAGAGCACCTTATTATTTAAGACCAATAGATTCGATTAAGAATAGTGCGTCTATAGGTGTTGTTATATTAAATAGAGGTGTTGACCCCTATACGGATAAAATTAATATTGAATATGGTTTAGGTAAACTTTTTGGATTTTCTAATGAAGATGCGGTAACTTTTACAGCAATGACAAGGATGAATATCCCTATTCAGAAAGGGTTTAAAAATATTAGTCATTTAAAAACGGATTATCCCTCAATTACAATAAATGGTGTTCCAACCAGAGATGCTCTTGGTGCTGATGCTTATACGGGTAATAAGTTGTATTATGATTCATATTTATTTACTCCTCAAGCAAATGATGTTTCAGGGAATACTATAACATATAATGAAGATATGACCACCGGTTTAACTTGGACGTTTTTATCTGCGGGTTATAGTGGGTTTGAGTCTAATTTAATTAGTTATTATTCATCGTTAGATACAAGGTCAGGTTCTTTTACACCTGGTTGTGTTAATGTAGGCGCTACGTCTAATCCTCGTGTTAATAGTTTTGGTGTTGCCAATGTAACTAACAGTCTAGGGATTTCAGTTTCTCCGAATAACTTATTTACTAGAACATTTAATTTTGGTGGAAATAGTTATTTGACTGGAGGTTGTGGTGGTTGTGGTACTAATGGTATTTTATATCGTCTTCTATTTAATGGAACACAATATGATTTAATAAATAACAATCAAGGTTATATACCTAATGAGATTGTTGAAGGTAATTCGATTATGGCAATGTTTGGTTATTTTGAAGCTGCGAGTCATAACTGTGATAGAGGAAGAAATTGTGGATGGAGGAGATGGCGTAATATTAGTGCTAATCCGGTTGCTAATGCGACTGATACAATACAATCTTATTATTATTCACCAACATATAATACAACAGGAAATACTTTAAATTTTAGTACGGGTTCATCAGGTAAAGTAAAGATAATGAGAGGTGATAGATTACCGACCTCAACAGTACCGCTAGAATTTTGTTGTAATTCTTGGGTATTACAAAAAAATTACAACTTCCAAGCTTATCTAATACCTGATAAGGGTGTTGTGGGAATTACATCAACAGTAGGTTCAACAGGCTCACAGGGTTCAGGTGTTAATCTAGATACTTCGGAGGACTTAAAAAATCAAAAAAATATCAATGGGTTATTCGAAACATTTACGTGTAATGGTTCTGCGAACTTAGAGTGTTATGGTAAAGATTGTCTTCCCCGTAATGGTGTAAATAACGCGATAATTAAAATTGGTCGAGGAAGTTGTTCTAGGTTTTTAGGTAAAACAATATTTAGTAAAGGATGTTATAAATTAATTACGACTGTGTTTCTTTCTTTATTAAATGATTGGGCTTTAATGTCAGAATGGATAGCTAGAAATATGGTTATGTTAGGTGCTTGTAGAAATGTTTTCTCACATACATTTAGTAATAATTGGGTTAATGGTAATTTATATGTAATGTCATTTAAAAATGATGCAATTGGTTTTACGTCTCCAACATCTCCAACACCAAATTCCCCAATATACAGATATCCAACAGAAGTTGTTATTCGACACACGAGTAGTAAAAACTTTTATTATCGATGTGCCGGTTATGATGCTGATAATAAACAATTTGTTACTTCCATTAAATATCCGACAACAATAATAGATTTAGGACCAAGAAGTATTTTTTTACAAGAAATTGTAATGTCTGATGAATATGACGGGTATATTGTTAATAAATTGGATTCATCCTCTTTTTCTCAAGTTGATGAGATACTTAATTTATTTATTATTAGTCGATTTTTAAATAATGATTTTATAGAGAACATACTTGGTTTAAATATTATGCAATATTTTAACACGAGAACTAATTTAAAATTTGATGCGGATTACTCTCAATTACTATCTATTAGTTCTGAATTAGGTGTCGCTGCGTTCCAATCAACAAATTATCCGGACGAACCGGCACCAAAACAAAGTCCGATATATATTGGGTGTGATGGTTTAATTGGTATTTTCTTTTCATCGGATACTCAAACTAGAGATTTTCTTACACCAAAGAGAACTATAATTGACCCAACAGGTTTAGTTAGTAATCAAGGGTGCTCACTTAGTAATTTTCCAATCTATTCTCAAGAAGTCCCGTTATCACAATGGAAGATAGAAAATGGTTCAAGTATTTTTGGAACGGATGGAAATGAGTGGTTTGCCGAGGGGGATGCAGGTTATATATATTCGTCTAAATATCAATCATTAGATAGATTAGAAGCTAACTCAAGATATTTTAGAAATTATGGGATTACAATTGTTGATGATAAAGGTTTAATTTATGCGGTGGATGGTGCTGGAGATTTAATTGCTGCAACATCGGCTTGGTCGCAAAATACACAAACTGTTGATAAACAGTTAGTTACTGTTGGTGCACCATTCCATTTTTATTTTGGGTTGAAACGAGGAGCGTCATCTTTTGATAGATTTAAAGGTAAGTGGATTAATACAGAAATTATAGTAGATTAATATGGGTAATAGAGATGACATAAGGATAGTTTTAGGTTCATTACGTTATAAGACGGCGACAAATACTGATTTATCAATACCAACACCGTTGGTTCAAACCGCGAAAACGGTTCAGGAATTTGATAGAAGTATTGATATTAATTTAGCTCAATTATTTCGAGATGAAAGAGAAAAATCAACAGTTTTTAGACCTGTGTGTAAATTTGCTTTATTATTTGATAATGCGTATTCAGGTAAATGTGATTATACACCATTAGAAAATACATTATATTATACAAACTCAACAACAAATACTGTTAATCAATGTCAAACAAGCCCTGACGATGTGCCGTGGGAAGGATATCCCCAATATAATGAATTTGATTTTATAAGAAGTGATTATAATACTTCAGGTTATACTACACCGGATAGTAATGGTATGGTTCACGTTAATTTTGTGGCTAAAAATGCCTCCACTTATAATTGGAATCATTTTATTAGTTATCCTTATTTAAACTTACCAGGTAAAAGATTATCTTTTATCGATGAGGCATCCTCAACGACTAATCAATTCTATGCGTTCGAAGGGATTCCATTTATTTTAAATATTAGCGATAGTAATGGTAATGATTTAATGGTTAATGGTAATAGAGTTATTCAATTTAAATGTCCGGTTAAACACGGATTATCTGTTGGTGAGTACGCTAAAATTAAAAATCAATTTAGTGGTTTTGAAGACACTTTCCAAGTTTATTCATTGGGAAATGGGTTACCTGATTATGATGAATATATTTTTAATATATATAATATTGGATTTAGTACCGCAATATTTAGTAATGACGATTTTGGTAATTTTAAACGGATAATTAATAATGAAAATGCTGAAGATACTATGTCAGAGTATTATGTTTTAAGACATAAAATAATTACAAATGTTGATGATAGTGTCTTAACCAATGCGGGGTTTGAACAAAATGTTTTTGGTGAAAATAAAAAATACGAAAGTTCGGCATATACGCCTAATAAAATTAGTCGTGTTTCAGTTAAAGAAGGTGCTAAATCTTATTCATTATCTTTTAATAGAGATATTGATGTTAAACCATTAAGAGATAATCATAAAAGACCTATTAGCGAATTATTTGTTACAACTGTGTGGAAAGGGTATTTTGGGTTAATGTTTAGTACTGTGGGTAATACTGTTACCAAATTAAAACAGGGTTATGAGTTTAATTTACCTTTAATGTCTTCATTTGCGCCTAATAGATGGTGGAAGGATACTTTATCTAACATAACAAGTATTCCTATTGATAATTATATTGGACCTAATTATGATACACAAAACCCTGGTACAATTCAGTTTAATTATGTTAGGACACTTAAAAGTGGGGACACAATAGACGGTGGTTTTTATGAATGGAATAATTTTGAACAAAAAGAAAGATTGATAAGTGAAAATTATCATAAAATTACATATAATGATGATGTTTTTCAAGTTCCAACTGTTCTCAACCAAAATAATAGTGCTGTGGGTAGATATGGTTATTATTATCAACCACATAGGAAACTAACACTTAGAGTTTTTTCTGATTATATTGAAACTGGTGATATTAAAAATACTGCTGATATCCCTGATTACTCATATTTCTCAACAACGTATAATTCGTTTATATGGAGAGACATATATGAATATGGGTTTAAAGACGCTGAACTTAACGGTGTTGATTACCCATTTTTAAATGGTACACATTATCCTTATGGTAATTTTATTTTTAGAATAATACCGGAAGGAACTAATTATAAAGAGAGCGATAGGCTCTACTATGCGACACTTTACGGTGCTGCTGAACCTAAAAACGATGCTTGTGAATAATAAGTTTAAATTTACATTACCGAAAGGTGACGACAAATATATTAATCTACCTGTAGAAATTAAATGGGATTTCTTAGGCAGAACAGATGCTGTTGATGAATATCAACAATATGCTGTTGACAGAGTTACCGGTGTTGCGGATGATTTTGAGGTTTTAAGATTTGCTCACGCACCGTATAGTAATGATACTAAAACTGACGTTAAATACGATTTTCATTTTTTTAGTGTGTTACAACCTGACGATAATGGTGATTTACAACCAACAGTTCCACCAAACCCATCTTTGGATATTACAACTGCGGTTGCGTCAGATTGGAAGATAAGTTATATACCTGAAGGTTTTACAACTAAAGAAATTTATTATTATATACAACCTTTTACAAAATCATTTTTTAAATTGGATTTTTATGATACTATATCGGCGACAACTCAAACTAATTATTTTAGTGTAATTATACCCGTACAACAAGGGTATACTGTTACGGGATTAACATCAACATTTAAACCTCCGGTTAACATTAAAATACCGTCATTTAAATTGGATTATGTTGGGGATAAGGAAGGGTTCTTTTTATATTGGTTAAGAAAAAAGAATTTTTTAAATATCAATCCTGACCCGACAAATACTACTGAAACTTTTTATATGACAGCTAAATTTTTTGATGCTAGACTGGGAATTTTTGTTAAAATGATGACAACTCCTCAAGTATTACCGGATGTTCCATCATTATTCCAATTTAAACCTGAAGATTATTTCTATTATAAAGTTGTATTAAATTACTCTGACTATACGTATAAAATATTTAATAATGGTGGTAATAGAATTGGAGATATAAGTTCCATAAAATGGTATGAATACATTAACCCTTAATTATGATAGATAAAAATTATAGTATAAAGATTTCACCTGGTGTGATTAGTGGGGATATATTTAAAGTTAATTATAATGGAGCCACTATTACGGGAACATCGTACTCTAAAGAGTGTTGTGTTCTTAAACCAAAAATGATAGAGATAAAGGTAACAGGTTCAACGTATGCGTATTCCGCAATGACTGAAGTGTTATCGGGGGGGACTTATAATACAGGTACCACGCAATATAATTCATTATTAACGGGTTTAACGGTACCAATTCTACTTACAGAAAACACAGTTGATATTGGATATTATTCAATATTTGACGGTATGGCAGTACAAAAAGACACTATGTTGAATTTTTTATTTTCCGCAACAACTTTAGAACCCCAAAGAGTTTATTTTTATAATACATCAGATGTTGAATTTAAGAAATACTTACAGTTTTCGACCTATAAGGTTGATTGGGGGGATGGTTCATTACCTGAACCTATAACATCAACCGCTCAAATACATCACGATTATACGGTAACAGGTGAAACTCAGATTACATTAACAGGTCTTAGTCCTTGGGGAACAAATACAATAACTAAAACAGTTCAACTTCCGTTTACAGGAACAACAATATCTAATCCAAAAGGTGAGGCGTTTTTTACACCTATGGGTGGTAATTGGGATGGTATATTAGTACCTTATGAATATATATTCAGTGGTGATAGTAATTGTGATTCAACAACTCAAGATATAACTCAATTTACAACGGTACCTTTTTTAATTACGGGATATACAACATCATCATTAACTGATTTAAAACAATATGGTCCCACACCTTATTCGGTAACTACATATGATATAACCGGTAACACAGGGTTTATTGGTAGATATTTAGGGGTGTTTGAGGATGGGTTATACACAGCCTATACAATTAATGATATTACCTACTATGATTATAATAATGGTACAACACTTTTTATCGCCGAATCATCGGGTTTAACCACTGATACGGTAATTTGTCAACCAATTGTAAAAAATGAACTATTATTAGGAATAATTGATGAAGCAGAAGTGCAAAGCAATGTATTTATAGAACGGGGGAAGAACTCGGCCTTAGAAAGTATTGAAAGACTTGGTGAGGTTGATAACGTAGGTGATTTAGTCAAATACGGATATAAATTTTTTAACATAATTAACGCAACAACATAAGATGGCAACAGGAACCTATGGAACGATAAGACCGGCAGACGTAAGTCCGGAAGACGTGGAGATAATTTTAAATTATACACCAACAAGAGATGAAACAAACAACTTTGTTTTAACAAAATTGGATGCGTTATCTGTATTAACACCTTATTACAATAATGATGCAACAGGTGTTAACTCTAATATTGAAATTTTAGGAGGATTATACAATTTAAGACTACCTGCTGAACAATTTAATAAAATAGGTATCTATACTTTATTCCTTAGACCAGCTCAAATTAGAACCACTATATTGGATTGTGGGGTATTATCTTCATTACCAAATGTTAAAGGTTTAGTGATTGATTTGAATGCTGTTCCGTCAAATTATAGAAACAAATTTGTTAGTCAAGGTTTGGTCGGTTTTAGAATTGAATATTTAAATTCTGATGGTACAAAAATACCTAATTTCTTTAGAATTATTACATCGTCATTCTTTTGTGAACCGGTTGTTCAAAATTTAACAAATTCATCACAAAAGGCGATTAGATATCGTTATACTAATAACAATACAAATTTATTGTTTTGTACTGTATCACCGTCTTCATCACCAACAAATAATCCGAATTCAACTCCATATATTGGACAGCCAAATCAAAATATTATAATTACTAATACTTTCTTTAATCCGATTAGTTTGGATATTGAAATTGCGGAACACGACATTTCTACATTGGCGATTGCTCTTTATGGTAATCAAACTAAATCTATTGATGACGGTATCTACACTCTATACGATACAAGTAATAACATTTACAAACAATATAACTTATACGAAATTAGAGACCAATTTAATACTTTATTATATGAAGTTAGACAAGATAGAGGAAATAATATTGATTTTAGTAAAAACTTCACAAATATAACACAATAATGGCAAATCAAAATTTTACTTGTCCACCACAACCGGCAACAGGTGCGGGTACGTTTTCAGACAATTTAGTTGGGTTTCAACTAATTGCTGGAGGTGGATTAACGCAAGGTAATTTTGAATTCACTACGGCTTTAAGTGAAAAAGTTAATAGAACGTTTTCAACGGGAACATTTTCAAGTCCGGTGAATTTAGAAGGTTTAGGACTTTCGAGTGTTGACCAATCAAGAGCGATATTTGAAAACAACTTTAAAGTTTATCCTAATTTTGATTTAACCGAAGTTACGAATTTTACGACTTATGGGTCAATGGTTAAAAGAATTTCAACATCTGTTGAGACCATTATTAGTAAATTTCCCGCGGCTTTGGAAGTTACTTTTATGGATGAAAGTTATAAGACTGGTGATACCGCAACAAATATAGTTTATAATCAGATAACAAATGAGACTAATTTTGATTTAATTGTAAGTAGAATTAGAAACCCTTTTGATATTGATTTTTCTGTTAATGCAACAAGAAATTTACAATTAAGAGAAATACAAGTATCAGAGTTACGTAATATGACAACTCAATACGCTAAGTATTCATTATATTATAATGGTGTTGGGTATGACGTTAAACAAATTGTCCCAACTAATTCAACTTCTTCGGGTACTCTTAAGATTTTTGTAAATGGTAATCCATTTTCAGGACAAACAAGTTCTACTGATGATATTATAGTTAGACCTAATGACCACGAAGTTAATCGTGTCTTTAGTGTTGATTTAGATGAGGTGCAACGATTTTTATTAAATAGAAATATATCACCAATATATACAGCTACATTTAAAGTCCCAATGGAAAGTGAAGATGGTTCGTATTATATTAATAATGAAAATGTTACTTGGCCTTTAATGGGTAGTTGGAATTTAGATATTTTAACAAATTCATTTACGGTTTATTTGACAACATTAAATGATATTAGTGCGTCTTTTGATAGTTACCAAACAAATCTTGTATCAAGATTCTTAACCACAGATTCGTTTAGAGAATTTGACACTGTTGACCAAAAGGTTCAAAAAGTTTTACAAATATATGGTAGAAGTTTTGATGAGACTAAAAAATTTATAAATGCTTTGGCATATATGAATTCTGTGAATTATAATTCAGGGAATGATATTCCATCTCAATTATTAAAAAACTTAGCGCAAACATTAGGTTGGGCGACAAATATTACACCAATTTCTAATGATGATTTTTTAAACTCAGTTTTTGGACAAAAAAATAACGATAGTTCGTCATTTGCGGGTGTTTCACAATCTCAAACACCGGATGAGTTAAACTATAATTATTACAATAATTTAATACTTAACTCGGCTTATTTATTCAAATCTAAAGGGACTAGAAAATCAATTGAAACATTAATGAGAATGATTGGTGCTCCGGACGCTTTAGTTGAATTTAATGAATACATTTATTTAGCCGACCAAAAAATTAATATAAATGAGTTTAACACTCAATTTGCTAATATTTCGGGAGGTACATATTCAAAAAGTGTTCCTGTTTTAGACCCAACATATGTTTTCACAATTCAAGGAAGTGGGTATACGGGATTCACAACAAGTACATCATTAAGTGACTCTAATGTGACCATTTCAAATTATCCTATTGATAATTTTGGTTATCCAAAATCTCCGGCAAACACAGATTCTTATTTCTTTCAAATGGGTAGTGGTTGGTTTGAATCGACACCTAAACATAGGTCTTTAGAACAAGTTGATTTAACAACTAGTGTATTCACGGGGTCTAATCCTAACTATCAAACTAAATTAACGCCATTTAGTTATGGTCAAGATTTTTTAAATGTTTATAGACAATTACCGTATACCACATTAGGGTTTAACTTAAGACCGGCAATCGATAATAATAAAAGTTGGGTTAATACTGAAGTAGGTACTAGGTCTAATTTTGATGGAGGATTTAATTCTTTTTATAATACAGATAACGATAATTTAGTAATCAATGTTAAAAATGTTGATTTGTTTTTAAATCCAAGTCAGGGATTGGTATATGATGTTTGGGCTATGTCAAATCAATATAATTACCCAATACCGAATGAAGGTTTAAATTATGTACCACCAACATATTGCGACCCTAATCCGGTTTCAATATATCCTAGTAAAGGTGATATTGATTGGACGGTAATTAATCCACAACCCAAGAATAAATCATTCTTTGAATTTGCTCAGACATTTTGGAAAAATACGATTAATGTTAGAAATAGACAATTTGCCACTGATGGTGGAACAAGTGGTTATCCAACATTACAATCAATTTATTGGAGATACTTAGAATCTGAAAACATTATAGGGATTGCAAATGATAATTTCACCTATGAAACTATGACACAATATGTTGATGGTTTGGGGGATTATTGGATTCGTTTGGTTGAACAAATGATACCGGCAAGTACTATTTGGAATACAGGTGTTAAATTAGAAAATTCAATCTTTCACAGACAAAAATTTGTTTGGAGAAGACAAAGAGGTTGTCAATTTGTACCGGTTCCTTGTAGACCGTGTGAATTAACTACCACAATATATAATACCGATTGTCCCCGTCAATCAAAAGAATGTAAAGTTTATCCGTTTGGTGGTAAGGTATCTAATTTTAATGGTGTTTTAAATTCTGTTATTAATTCTTATATAAAAAATAATGAGTTAGATAATTGTGATAATACTAGTGTTACATCACAATGGTATGTTGATGTAACATTCAACGATGTTTTAATAATTCACGATTGGTTCTTTAGTGGTTCTGCGGTTAATCAAATTTATAGTGTACCCACAAATGAAAAATGGGTGACATCTTTAAGATACTCTTTAGATGGTTTACTACCAAGAGGTCTTGATTATTATTTTAATGAAGACTATACAACCGTAACAATATTTAACACAAACTGTGCTAATAAAGATTTAGGGTGGACTATAAAAATAGATGTAGGAATAAACTTTATAATTAGTTGCTCATAAAATGGCGTGTAATTTAACATATAATATTAGTATAACGGGTGATTGTACTAACTCTTTTGCGGGAGGGATTACTCTTAATATAAATGGGGATTCACCCCCGTATACAATACAATGGTTAACACCAATTACGGATATAATACCGCTTGGTGTTGATGTAACTACTTATGAAAAAATATTCTTAAGTGCGGGTACTTATACATTCAACATAATTGATAGTTGTTTACCAAATACGGTGTTACCTGTAAATTTTTTAATTTCTAGTGGTACTTGTACTTCAATCGATAGTCATACAGATACATTATGTGGTTTAAATAACGGGTCAATAACTGCGTCCACAACATACTCTTATGGGAATGCTACGTTCTCGTTATATGAAAATACGTTAGGGTTTATTGATTCGTCATCGCCTTATTCAAATGTTGCAGAATTTACATCATTAAGTGCTGGTACGTATTATGTGATTGCGGATGATGGCGCCGGATGTACGGGTATGTCAGAAACTTGTATTGTAAAAACCTCAACAACAATAAATTATGATTTATTTGTGGTTAATGATGCTGGTTGTACAACAAATTCAGGTAAAATATTTATTAGTGGTTTAACGGGTAATCCACCATATAGTTATTTATGGTCAAATGGAGAATCTGCTGATTCGTTAACGGGTCTTACCGCAGGAACGTATAGTGTAACAGTAACTGATAATAGTGGTTGTGGAGTGTCTAAAAGTGCTGACGTTGCGGTTGTAAATCCGGTTTCAATCGGTTCATTATTTGTAACTCAACCAACTTGTTTTACAAGTGACGGTGAAGTTACGGTGATAGTCGTAGATGGTACCGCACCGTTTTATTATTTAGCCTCTAATGGTGAATCTATTGTTACTTTTGATAGAACAGTTATTTTCACAAGTTTAGCACCGGGTGAGTTTACTGTTGAAGTAACTGACGCTGGTTTATGTAAAGCAACTTCATCAACAACATTATTAACCCCTGCAGGTATATCAAGCGTATTTGTTAATAAAACCAATTCAAAATGTAATGACTTGTCAGGGATATTAGGGCCAATAACAGTATTAGGTGGGACTCCACCATATACATACACTTTAACGGATTCTAATGGTAATGTTACAACAAACATTATAAATAGTAATGTTTGGAGATTTGAAAATTTGTCATCAGGGGTTTATACTTTAAGTGTTACAGATTTAGGTCCTTGTACTTATTCAAGTACATATACAATTAATAATGATGTTTTATTTGGTTTAACAACATCAATTACCGGAACAACTGGTGGTGAGAACAATGGAGGAGTTACTTTATATATTACTAGTGGGGGGACACCACCATATACTTATAGTATTAACTCACAATTTGTCACAACTTCGGTAATGTCATATACCTTTAACAATTTAGCCTCAGGGAATTATCTTGCTAGTGTAATTGACAGTACTAAATGTAATCAATCATCACCATTTACAATTGACAATTCGGTGGCTGTTGATTTTCACTTATCGAGTAAGGGGTTTGC